CCCTAATGCGTATTCTTATCCATCTTTTATATTTGCAAGATATATAGCCCACTATATACCTATGGAGCTTCCGCCAAGAAAGGCAGAACTTGCTCAAAATTATACGGATCCGCCACCGAACTCGAGAAGCAGCAGTTTCACCTTAATGTATAATTGCCTGATTAAGTTTATCTGCAGGCTCTTTGTCTAGAATACATTTTAATTTGTTGTATGCGCATACTGCCTACTAACAACCGTCCTATGTTGCGTTTGGCCTACTTTACACCCTTCTAGTAAGGTGTTATTCAGTCACTCTACTTTTAATGATAATCATTATTGCAAGCTCCCCATAAAGAAGCCTGCTAAATAATTATTTAGCTTGTTGCTTTGTGTATTCAAGCCAATCCCATTGTTTCCCTAACTTAACTTCTTTTGCAAAAAAGATACCTCCCGTATTGCTCATAACGAAACAGTCAATTGTTTCATTGTCATAAACTTTCTGAATAATAGCAGGGCTCTCTGTCTTCGGATATTTACCATCAGCACTACCTGGATGTAAATATCTCACCACTCTTCCCATTGAAGGAATAATTTTTGGAGATTCTTCTTTTGGCACTTCTCCATTTGATTGTGCAGGACCAGTAAATTCGTTGTTCATAAACTATTTTGTTATTAATTAACTATCAGCCCGACCTTATCTAGTAAGGTCAGACCTTGGTAAACATAACCTGCATGCCCTAACGGGTTGATAATTAATTATTGTTTATACCATTTAATTATATCTACCTCTCCTCTGAATACCATTAAGGCACATTTAATTCTATGTCTAATATCAAACCCACCCAACATTCTAGTCTTCACCCAAATATCTCTACCACCTTCTTTTATTCCGCAACTATTCTTTGTTGCTTCTTCAAAAGTATCCGCTCGATAAATTTCAATTCCTTTATTCATAAAATATTTATTATTTTTCTATAAATTCTGAGTGCTTAAAATTATTAAAATCCGTTGGATACCAAGCCTTACCTATTTTATAATAATAATTACCATCGTCATATAAATCTTTGATAATAGTCCCTTTAGGTATTCCTTTTTTTAACTTCATAATTTTTGTAATAATTAATTGGAGCATGTATGTGGACTCGAACCACATTCGTCTCGTTGGAAGCGAAACATAATACCCATATAATATACATGCCTGGCGAACGGTGTTAGAATCGAACTAACCCAGTCTGTTTTGGAAGCAGACTCGCCAACCTTGGAACATGACCGCCCTTGGTGACAGCGGTAGGAGTTGCACCTACGGAGGAGACTAGCCCCGACAGATTTACAGTCTGCCCCAACCCTCTACTGGTATACACTGCCAAATACTAACAACCTACTACATAAAATACGGTTGCGAACGCTCCAAATATTAAAAGCAATGTTGTAGCTATAATTAAATATACTAATACCTTCATACTGATTACGCCTCTATTAGAGGGTAAGACTTGTTTAAAAATCTTACCCACCTAAGAAGTGTATAGCTAATTAACCTATTTAAATAGCAATGTCTTCAACTACAACTTCACCCGCATCTGCTTCTGGGGTTGCTTGTGTTGCTCCTGTTGCCCCATTTCTTTTACTTTCCATTTTTTCGTAACTCTCTGTAAACTTCCTCATTTTGTCTACGATTGCGTTCTCTTCTGGTTCTTTGAAATTTTCAGGTAATAGGCTAAACTTTGCTGAAGTGTTTTGTCCGTTCTTTGGATTAACTTCTAATGAACAAGAAACAAACTTACCTTCGTGCATTGTAATGTCTGGCACATATTTATAACCACTTTTTTCTAGGGTTCTTTTTTCAAACTCTAATTTGCTTTCCTCCATGAACTTAGATTTTAATGCTTGATCTTCTACGAGATTATTTTCTTTATCCAATAACATAATCCCCTGAAGAGTTAATCTACCACTAGCATTTTGACCTGATAGGCTACATAAAATAGCCCTCATCATACTAGGTGATTGGTCTTTTCTAAATCCTAAGCTATAAGGACTAAATTCTCTAAATACCCACTTAGATAAAACTTCAACTTCCTTACCATTTACATCTCGCATAGGAGCTCCAGACTCTGTTGCGTATGGTAATAAAATAACTCTATAATTCCAATCCAATACATTTGGATTATAACTACCGTTTACCCATTTAGGTCTCTTTAAAAAATCTATCTTAGCTACTCTGCAGATATAGTTACCTGCTTGTAATGGAGAAAAATCACCTCCGCTTTCTTCTTGAATTTCCTCTTGTGATGCTACTTCCATTTTAATGTCTTCTGGCATAAATTTGATGTTTAGTTTAATATTTAATATTCAATAAATGAGCTATACTATTGGTTTAAACCCTGTCGACCTTTTGCTAATTTTTAATGAAGCTAAAAATAAATCTACATCTTTAGCTATCTTCTTTTTAGCACAATCTAAACTACAATATGTCTCAATTAATGTTGATGGTAAATTATAAGCCTCAAAATAAGAATCTGCCTTTATTCCTTCTAGTAATAATACTTGTGGTTTAGCCTTTATATAAAACTGATACCAACCACCTAATGTTTTTTGTTCAGCCTTTTTATGGCAAAAATCACAAATATATACTTTCTTAACTTCTATGTTTTCTGATACAGGCATATTTATTTTGATTCTTTCTTTTTCTCTTCTTTGTCAAAATCCTCAAAAGCATCTGCACAAGCCTTTGGTACTAAATCAGATATGATATGTTCTAAATTAAATCCTCGTTCCCTTTTATATTTTAGGATGTCGTCATTAATTATTTTTTGCTCATTAGCCACTAACTTTCCCTTTCTAGCTATCTTGATTACTACTTTCATAAGATTTTATTTAATTAATAAGATTGCTTATATAGCTATTATATAAATATTTTTATACTTTGTCAACTTTTAAACTGCTAGGTCATTTGTGCCATAATCTAAACCAAAATCAGTTCCAATATCTGCGTCTTGTACTAGTGTGTATGGTGTATGCCCACGAAGAGCACCGCCTTTCTTTATTTGTTTTGGCTTAATTTTCAAAGTTGGTCTTGGGAAATTATTTTTGGCAAGCACCTTTTTAGTAATTGCCTCCGTTATTTCTAAAAGATAGCCGTAACAAATATAAAAATCTAGTATTGTCATAAACTGTTTTTCTACTATAGCTGTTACTTTATCAGGGCTGTTACACCTAAGCTTATCTGAAATCGTGTTTACTATTCGTAGCTTATAAGTAACTAATTTATCCGACCCATAGTGGAAACCTTGGAAGGAAAAGCTTAGTACATAATTGATTGCACATAAACTAATTAAAGGTCTTTGCTCCATTACTACATTGCGTCGGGCATGTTCTACTGCATCTGCTATATTTTTAGGCTGTCCTTTAAAATGAGATATATATTCAAACTCTATATCAAACCTATCTTCAAAGTCGGTGCCCTTAGAAGCAACATCCTTCATCATTTTTAAATTAAATGCTTGGCTCATATATATAATTCTTAAAAAGGTATTTCCATTGAAGATTCATCTAACTCACTTTTTTCAGCTTCCTTTGTTTCTTTAGCCTCTGCCTCAAAATTTGCCCCTATTATTTCTTCAAAATAAGTGGTCTCCTCGTCAAATTCCATACTGATACTAATACCTGCTTGACCGTCTCTATTCTTGGCTACTTTAATAAAAGATTTTTGTCTTTCTTCTTTCTTTTCATTTTCACTATCCCTACATACAAATAATACTTGGTCTGCATCTTGTTCTATTGCCCCAGTATCTCTTAAATCACTTAATGCTGGCGTATACAAACCTTTTCTTTGTGAGGTTCTACCTCCTCTATTCAAATGTGCTAGTAAGATTATTGGTATATCAAATTCTACTGCTAGCTGTTTAATATTTCTTACAATCATAGCTGTCTCTTGAGTTGTATTTGCATAATTATGTGCAAAATAATGCAGATGGTCAATGATTACTAATTCCACTCCGTGCTTTTCTATAGATAATTTAATTGATTCTCTAAGTGCATCCATCTTAATCATGCCAGAACCATTATAAAAATATATAGGCAATCTTTCCTTTTCTTCTGTTCCTATAAACTCTAAAAAGGTTTCGTCTATTTTCTGAAGTTCCTTACTAGGGTCTTTAATTTCTTTTAGGTCTTCATGCGTTAGCCTTGATCGTAACATTAGAAATTTCTTTGCCAAGTCTATAGGGGGCATTTCCAAACTGAAATTAAATACTGGTCTATTCATTAATGAATAATTTAAGGCAATACAGGTAGCAAAGGAACTTTTACCTGTTGAGGTTAATCCTGATAAAATTATTAACCTACCTTTCCTTAATCCACCTACTACTTCATCTAATTGATTATAGCCAGTTGATTTACCAAATACATCGCCGTTTAAGAGCTTCTCTCTCAAAGTAGGTATAAGGTCGCTAATATGGAGGATAACCGACTCCTGCATTAGTTTTGCTTGTTTGAGCAGGCTCTCAAATTCTTTCTCTGTATTGCCTTTATTAAAGAAATCAGTTGTATCTACTTTAGGCTCATTTGGGTCTTTTGGTAACACTACATTATAACACCTGTCTGGTCCTAATTTTTGTGCCACCATTGTAGCCCCCTTCTGCCCGTCAAAATCATTATCGTAACAAATATATATCTTCTTTACTTTATTAAAATACTGAATCCAAGCATCGGGAAAATAAGTTGATCCTAAGGTTGTCGATACTACATTTTTAAATCCTTTCTGATGTAACTTTATAGCGTCAAATTCTCCTTCGGTTATTATTACTTCACTAGGAGTGTCATCAAATATTATATTATTAAATAACTCTGCCTTACACCCTCGTTCTTGCGTATATTTTGCCCCTGTTGTTTCTTTAGGATCTCTTCGATATCTGACATTGACTACGACTCCTTTTTTATAAATGGGAATACATATTTTAGAGCCGGTACTTCCTAATCTGAAATGCTTAATAGTGTCAATATCTAATTGCCTTTCAGTTACTAAATATGCTAAATGGTCTTTATATAATGATAAGAGTTTTGCCGAGGCATTTACTACAATATTTGGGTCAATAGTTTTAGTAGATATTTTTTGCTTTCCAGCTTCTGGCAATAAGGCTAAATCAACATAAGAGTCGCCAAACAATTTTCTAAACTGATTAAAGTTGCCCTTGCCCATACATTTTTTACAATCCCACATACCAGAAGCCTGGTTGATATAACAATGTGTACCTTTATCATCATCACAAGCAGGACATCTTTTTAGAACAAACTGGCTATTGCCCGTTTTTCTATATTGTATGTTCTTCTCTTTTAAATAATCTTCAATTAAATTTGGATTAATTTTCATATTTGTTTGTTTATTTATTTTTCAAACCTAAAACGCATTTTAGGTTTCTCTTTCTTCTATGTCAAATGATTCTGTTATTAACTTAATTCCTTGCTTCTCTTTATTATTTGAATTGTTATCATGAAATGTGCCACACCCTGCACAAGTCCCGCTATAATAAGACCCGCTATTAAAGTCTATAACGCCCGTAACCTGCAAAAAATTATCTGACGTATTATTCCTATAAGTAGTGTTATATTCAGGGGTTCTCTTTTCTAGAATGCAACCACAATGTTTACAAAAAACAATGGCGAAAATATTTAAAATCTGACCTGTTTTCTGAGTGGACCCATTCTCATTATTGGCAATAAACTGGGTTAAGGATATATCCAAGTTTGCAATCTTAATTTTTAAATCTGCTACTTCCTCTTCTTGTTTTTTTGTATCTTTAAGTGATACTACTTTTATTGTTTCTGACATATTATTTTTTTAATCTCTTATCGGGCGATGTTAGGTCTAAAAATAAACTATTACTTTTTACTCTAGAATAAACTGCCTCGCTTATTTGTGTTTTTATTTCTTCTATTTGTTTATTACTAGTAAAGATTGTAGGCAAACATTCATTATATCTATGATTGATTAGCATGTACAACCTCTCCCTTACCCACTGACTTGATTTCTCTTGCCCAATATCATCTAGGATTAATAAATCTACTTTTTTAATTTTGTTTAATAAATCTTTAGTATCATACAAATCCGTTGGGCGTAGCATATCTAATAAATCTGTAACCGTGGTAAAGTAAACTTTCTTTTCCTGCTCTAAAAATATTTGTGCCACCACCATACTAATAAAGGTTTTGCCCGTACCAGGATTGCCAAATAAATATAACCAACTATCACCCTCTTCTAATAATGTAGCAACAATATTTTCTAGCACTTCATATGTCAAAGTGTCCTCCTTAAATAATTTTAATGGATTTTTATTTAATAATCCTTTAGGCAAATTACTTTTAGAACTTAGTTTCCTAACGAATTTTAAATGTTCTGCCTCATAAAGGCAATCGCAAATTTTAATATCCCAACCTATTGGTTCTTTTGGGACTTTAATTTTACCATCTACACATTTTTCGCAACCAGCTTTTATTTCCTCATTACTGATTATCTTTTCCCAAAAAATCTGTAATTGCTTTCTTGTTATTTTCTTCTGCTCTGGAGACATCTTCCTTCGATATCTCAGATTTTGTGATACTGTTCCCATATTTTTTGTTTATTATTGGTATTAAATTATTTTCTAAAAAGGCTACCCTAAAAAACATTTTGGGGGCTTTCAAAAATGGCTTCTCTGTAAAGCAGTTTACCCAAAAGCTATCTTCTGAAATAACACGAATGCCCAACATCAGCATTTCTACCCCCGTCTTCTTATCCCATAGCCTATTAAATAACTCTATGGCTGGACCTATTCCTTCCCTGAAAGATTTTGTCTTCTCGGAACATTGCGGATAAATATATTTTTTGTATTGAGCTAAAAGTAATACTTCATCATTAGTTATTGGTCGCTTGACTTTGGCACCGTTTTCTGGCGTTTCCACAGAGGAGAGGGAGAATATAGTTTTCTTCTGATCTTTTTTCTGAATAGCATTTTCTGTGTTTTCTTCAGTTTGGTCCGTAGGACAGGAGTTATTACCTTTATTTTTATTATCTTTATTCTTATTATATATGTCGTTAAAATTTTTAACCTCTGGTGGTTCATTTTTTACATCTCTAGTGGTTAAAATCTTTAAGCACTTGTCGTTAACGACTTTGTAATATGTCTTCTTTGGCAAACCTTGCTCTTTTGTTTCTATTAACCCGAGCGATATTAATTTTTTTAATGCCTTCCTTTGCATATGCCCTGTTAGAGTGGTGTCTTTTTCTATGTTTTCCCTTGTGTTAAAGAAAAACCCATCTTTGGTAATTTCTCCTTTTTGAGCAAAATATTTATTTTTTGATATTAAATCGCTTAACAATAACGTTTCGTGAATACCTATTGCCCTAACAAACTCTTTATTCAGAATCCAAAAAGCCGTTTGACCCATTGAATTAAACAATAAATTGCCTTGTTCGTTTTGCATAATGTTTTTTGTTTAATGATAATTTCTTCTTTGTTTTGACAACTAAAAAGCCCTGTTAGCTAGGTCAATGACCAATATTTACTCGTTAAAGAAAATACTAGTGCTTGTCGAATTGACCCAACTAATAAGGCTTTTAATTGTTTTGTTTTTTTAAATACATAATCGACAAACATTTATGTATGAAATAATTATATCTTATATTGAACCAAAAATCAAGCCCTATAATATGTTCATAACTTACTTTTTTTTATCTAGTGGGGCTACTGCCTCGTCTAATTTCTCTTTTATTCTCGCGCTATTTTCATCTAAACCTTTTATCAGTGTATCTAGCTTAATTTTAAATTCTAGAAGCTCTACTGAAACCATTTCCTTTAAAATCGCTCTTTGTAGATTATCAATTCTACCCTTTAAAAAATGGAATATTAACCCAGCCGATATTATCACTGCGTAAAATATTAACAAAATACCTGACCCAATTAAGGCGTGAGTGTTGCCAGAATTTAATTCTTTCACAAAAAATATAGCAATAATAACCAATGACCCTACTATTAGAAAAGTCCCGCCACAACCAAGAAAAGAACTATTTTCAGGGGCTTTCTTTTTTGATTTTTCTTCTAATGCCTTTGTTAGCTTTTCTAGCTTTATTTTAATCGACTCACTTGTAACCCTTTCTTTTTTCATAGATTTGTTTATTTATAAATTTCTTATTAAAGTAATTCTCTAGATACACTTTTTAACTGTTGAACAATACCTTTGATTAAATTATTCCAATATTTTTTTTCTTCATTGGATAGCTTCTGTGTGGTTTTTTTCTTTTGTAAAGTTACTACACCAGATCTTAACTGAACCATTGCTAATGCCATATCTTTGCTATTGTCTGTTACCTCTTCATTCTCTTCCTGTAATAAATTTAAAAAACTATCAAGCTCTATACCCTCTCCAGTAGGCGAGAATAGAGAATCAGAAGGTGTCCTATTTAAATCAATAACGGGTTGTATTTCTTGCACCTTTTTTGCAAATTCTACATTAGATGCGTCCTGTTTATTTAGTTCTTCACTTAATTTAATCCTCAACTCTTCTGGTAATGCTAAAAAAGAATTTAACCTACCCCAATTAGTAAGCTGACTTTCTTTCAATTCTTTTAAATGAGCCTGCGAATATTCATGTAGTCTGATAAACTGGTTCGCTCCTGCCAATGATTTATTTATTTCTTCCAAGTATTTTTCCCATTTTCTTTTAGGTTTCCAAATTTTCTTTTGTGCTGATAGCAAACTGCCTAATGAAATAATCCCCTCTATAAAACTAACCGCTACTTTTTTTTCCGCTTTTTTATAGGCTTCTATAGCAAGCTCAAAATCTGTTAGTAATTCTACTTTGTTTTTTGGCATAATATTATATTATGTTAGGTTAAATTATTCTAAAAGGGGTATTTAAACCCCCTTCACTATTCAGCTACTTCTTCTAGCAATGATTTAGAAGAATCAGATAACTGTTCATACTCTTCCTCTGAAACAGACTCTTTTCTAATTAAAGCCATTTCTACTAGAAAAAATTTCATGTTTGAGGAGTTGTTACCCGCCTCTAATTCTTTCAGTTTGTAAGTCATAAAATCAATTAGTTATTAATTATCATTTTCTTTTTAACATATAAATCTTTAAGTTCAGGTAATTGTTGTAACACCAATAAAATTTGCGTCCTAGTAATATTACTAGCACCTATAGCGTCCTGCAATAATATTACCAAAGCTCTATTATTAAGCCCAGAAGCCACTACTTTATTAAAGCCATTAGAAATTTTAACTATAGAATCAGCTAGTATTTCTACTGTCTCTGCCACTTCTTCTCCCTCACTTAATACTACTTCTAACTTTGTTTTTGGACTGGTCATAAAATTGTTATTTAATTCTTTTGGGGCAAACTTTACAATAAGAACAATCCTTACAATTATTCAAATTATATTTTGTACCTAAAATATAATTTATTATTATATTTGTCTCTTGTGTATTTTCTTTTTCTTTTACAAACACGACAAACAGCTCCTCCATGCAGTTGTAGCTCTTTTGTTGCTTCTATAGTGCTGTTCCAACTCTTTATTACACACTTATTTTCATCAATTTGTTCTACCCCCTTAATCCGCGCCTTTAAAGACATCGCTAAGGCTTTTATATTCTTTTTACCATACATAGGGTTTTTTGCCCCTAGATGAGTCTCTCTCATTTTTTCTTTTGTTTCTTTGGTATGCTTTCTACCAAAATTAGGATTCTTTTTTCCCTTTTTACCTAGCCAATAACTAGGGTATTTTTTAGGTTTTCCCATGTGTGCTTTTCTTATTTTTTCCTTTGTCTCTTCTGTATGCTTTCTCCCTAAAGAACTTGGTGGCTCTATTCCACCTTCTTTTTGGTTAACCAAATTTTCTAACCCATAATAGTTAATCCATAGTTTTTCTTTTTCTTTCCAGTTTTCTTTTGTACATTTAACAACAATCCCTACCGCAGGTTTTAATTGTTTTCTTAATAACTTACGAATCCAATTATGCTTATGACCTATAAACCCTTTTCTTGCTTCATATATATGTTCATATAGTCTTCTTTTGGGGTCGTTTGCTTTTCCTATATATCTTATCTTCTTACTTATAGGATCAATTAGTTTATAAATATATATTGTTTCCATAATATATTAATCTGTTAATATTAATATTAGCATTATAACATATTAAAACATTTTGTACAATTAAACTACTTAATTATTTTAGGACACACCTTATTATACATACATGAACTGCAATTTTGAAGATTAGGATACCAAGCCCCTAATTTTTTAATTTCTTGAATCCTAAATGCTAAGTCTATTATACTATATATTTGGTCTTCTGTCCTTTGCGTTAAAATTTCCTTAAATACTGGTCTATTATTTCTAGGCAAGATGTCTATTCTCAACCCGGCTTCCTTTTTCTTATATAACTTTCTATAAGCTACAGCATACATTGTTAGTGATAATAAATTATCTACTTCTTTTTGAGACCATTTTCTTAATTGCGTTTTTCCAACCGTCTTATGGTCAATGACTATGCCTTTGTCATCTATTAAATCTATATACCCCAAAATAGTAACAGGTAGAGTCTTCAGTTTTATTTCAAACTTCTGCTCTACTGCTACAGGCTGTATACCTGGGGCAACCTTAATCATATATTCATCTAGTACATTCTTCGCAGTAATCCTTAATGAATCTATATTATCATAAACATTAATGGTGCAATCTTCTAGCTGTTCGTCGAATTTCTCGGTAAAGGCTTTATATAACACATCAGAGTCTAAATCGTTCCTACTGTCAATTTTTTGGGTATAATTGACCTCTAAGGCATGATGCATAGCTGACCCAAACGAACTATAAACATTTCCGTTATCCTCAAATACTTTATCTATGTAGGACAGTTTATATGCTAAGGGGCAGAATAAGAATAAATTTATCTGACTAGCTGAAATATAATTTGGTGCTTTCATAAGATTTTGTTTTTTATTGATTTTATTAATTACCTATATTATGGAATGGCAAACTCTTTTCTTTGTACAACTTTTTGGTTTCCTCATCTAGTGGCAATAAATGTTCCTTGATTCCTTTTTCTGGATTATCAGACATTGTTTGTTTTAGATTTTTCAAATCATGCTTTAAAGCACTACTAGCTTCTAGTACAAGTCTAATTTCATAATTATCTTTATCATTCCATTTATCTAGTAATTCTTTAAATTTCTCTAATGATTTTTGAGGATTTTCTTCTCCCGATACCTCTGGGAAAAACACAAATCTATATTTATAAGCATCGTTTTTCACTTCTTTTGCTCTTGGGTTTTCTATAAGTCTAATGCCTAAATATTTACCACCCTTTGTTTTTAGGTAGCAAGACAAATAATAATTTTCGGTAATAAATAAGTTTCCTTTTTTTAGGTACTCAAATTCTGCTTGATTAGACATAAATTTATGGTTATTAATTAATTTGTTTTTGTTAGCCTCTTTTAATGTGCCTTTGTAATAATTGTAATATTCTTATTGGCAATTGGTCTAAGTCAGATTCCTCAATTACAATATTGTTAGGATAATTTCTTATAATGCAATCTCTAGTATAATAATCGCCATCACTTGTTATAGCTACGCCAATAACTAAAGCATTTTTGGAAGCCTTAGTGACCTCAGATATAATATTAAAGTCATTGTTTTGGTGATACTTATTTTTTAATCTTTTTCTATGCTCATCTGGTATAGAATGACCAGAAGGTGCGGAATCTCCATCGGTTAAAACAAATATTATATTTTCGCCAACACAATTATCTAATTGACTTGCCGCTATATTAATTGCTACGCCGTCACTAGTACCATAAATATTGTCACCACTACTTTCAGGTATTACATTTTCCAGATTTCTTTTCTTTGTCCAAGTATAGGGTTCGTTTAATTTTTTATATTCCCTAACTTGCGTATTAAAACCCACAATAGAAAAGGGTATAGAACAATAGTCTAATACTTCTGAAAGCAACACCGCTGTCTGTGC